AGTACAAGTTCCTCGAGATGGGCAACGCCGGGATCGTAGCCGCGTCCAACGCGGCCGGCGACGACGTGGTCGGCATCTCTCTGGAAGCCCGCAGCGCCGCGCAGATCACGGCCGGCGACACGCGCATCCCGGTGGCCCTTCCGGGCTGCAAGTGCAAGATCCTGTCGGGCGCCGCAATCGACATCTCTGGTGCGGTCGTGGCTGTCACGTCGGACGCCAGCGGTCGCGCTGTTGCGGTCGCGGCGGCCACGGATCGAGTCCTCGGCTACGCTCTGGAGAGCTGCACCGCGGCGGACGTCGAGATCGAGATTCTCTTCCTCAAGGCCGCGTCTCACCGAGACGCCTGATCTTCAGGAAGACAGGGAGGAGAACACATGAGCGAAATCAAAAAGGGCATCAACAACCCGACCGTCGGGGACGTTCACGTCAACCGACCGCTGACCAACTTCGCACAGAAGTGGCTGCAGGACGCCTCCGGGTTCGTGTCGCTTCGCGCGATGCCGAACCTGCCGGTCAGCAACAAGTCTGACCAGTACTGGAAGTTTGATCGCGCGGACTTCTTCCGTGACGAGGCGCAAGAAGTCGCGGACGGCACGGAAGCGCCGACCGGGGGCTTCTCGCAGAGCCAGGACTCCTACCTGTGCAAGGTGCACAAGTGGGCGTCCGACGTCACGGATCAGCAGCGCGCGAATCAGGACCCCCAGGTCAACCTGGAGGAGTCGAAGACCCAGTACGTCAGCCTGAAGCTGATGATCCGTCGCGAGCGTCTGTTCATGCAGCGCTACTTCGGCACCACCATCTGGACCGGCGACTTCACCGGGGTCAGCGGCGCGCCTGGCGCCAGCCAGTTCCAGCAGTGGAACGAGTCGGGCTCGACGCCCATCGTTGACCTGCGCGCGGGCATCGAGCGCGTCCAGGCCCGCAGCGGGTTCCGCCCGAACCGGCTCCTCGTGAGCCGCCAGGTCTGGAACCAGCTGCTCGACAACGACGATCTGCTCTCGCGCATCAACGGCGGCGCCACGGCTGGTCTGCCTGCGATGGTTCAGCGGCAGCTGGTCGCCGGCCTGCTTGAGCTGGATGAGATCCTCGTGGCCGACGCGGTCTTCAACTCGGCCCAGAAGGGCGCGACGGAAGCCACGAGCTTCATCGCAGGCAAGAGCGCGCTGCTCTACTACGCTCCGTCTTCGGTGAGCGTGGATGGCACGCCTTCCGCCGGGGTCCAGTTCAGCTGGACCGGCCTCACGGGCTCGACCCCGAGCGGCTACCGCATCAAGCGGTTCCGCATGGAGCATCTCGAGGCGGACCGGATCGAGGGGCAGATGGCCTTCGACTACAAGGTCACGGCTCCCGAGCTCGGCTCCTTCTTCGCGTCGGCAGTCGCGTAGGTCGTCGCCGTGCGGCTTCCCTACCGCCGCGGCGCACCGATGGTGGCCGTCATGTACGTGGCTCTCGGTCAGGGCCGGCGCCTGCAACCAGGCGACCGGCTCCCCGAGGATCTCCGCGAACATCATCGGCTCGGTCTGTACCGACGGTGCGTCGCGAGCATGGAGGGCTGCCCTTGGGGCAAGACGAGAATCGATCGGCGTCCGCGGCCGGTCGCAGACGGGGCGGGTAAAAAGCCTGCAGCGCCTGCGCCCGAGCCGTCGCCCGCGCCCGAGCCGCGTTCCAAGCCCCGGCGCCCCGCGCCGCCCGCGTCGGAGGAGTAGCGGGCCATGGCCGACCGCAGGGTGCGGGTGGTCGTGGAGGACCTGAAGAAGGACGTGGGCCGCGTGGTCCGCGAGCTCATGGTGAACCTCCACGGGCGCCTCGTCGGGACGACGCCCGTCGACACCGGATGGGCGCAGTCGAACTGGGTCCCCCAGGTGGGCGAAGCGTTCGAAGGCACGGCGGGGACCCGGGCCGACGCCGAGGCCGGACGCCTGGATCAGGGCCCCGCCAACGCCGGCCTGCTCGAGGTGTCTCGCTACGAGATCGATCAGGGTCCGGTGCACATCACGAACAACGTGCCGTACATCGAGAAGCTGAACGCCGGAAGCTCTACGCAGGCGCCCCCGGCCTTCGTGCAGGAGAACATCGTCCGTGCCCTCGGAGACGTGTCGTCGTGACCCCTGACGAGGCACGCGCCGCGGTCTACGTCGAGTTCACGTCTCAGTGGGCCGGCAGGACCGTGCTGCATCGAGACGGCGAAGCGGGCTTCTCGGAGCCCGGTCCGGGGACCCCCTGGGCCAGGTTGTCGTTTCGAAACTACGGCGGCGGCCAGCTCTCGCTGGGACCCAGCGGTGGGCGCAAGTATCGCCGAATCGGGGCCGCTTTCGTGCAGGTGTTCACCCCTGCCGCGCAGGGCACGGGGGTCGGCGCTACCCTCGCTCACGAGGCCCGTGCTATCCTGGAGGGCCGGAGTATCAGCGGCGTGGACTTCAACGACGGGATCATCACGGAAACCCCCCTGGACGCAGGGGAGAAGAACCGGCAGACCAACGTCGAGGTGCGGTGCACCTACGACGAGACCAAGTAGGGGAACCTCATGGGACAAGTCAAAACCAACAATGTCAGCCTCGAAATCGCCGTAGAGGCGTCCCTCGGTGTCCTCCCGGGTTCTCCGGTCTGGTACCTGCTCGAGCCGAACGACATCACCGACTTCGGCGCGACGATCACCACGACGCCGCGCGAGCCGATCTCGTCGAACCGTCAGCGGCGCAAGGGCACCACGACCGATCTGGACTCGACCGCCGGATTCGAGCATGACCTCACTCGTGAGGTCTTCCTGCTCCTCTCGGAGGGGTTCGTCTTCGCCACCTACCAGGGGAACCAGATCGGCCGCCCCACGGCCACGGACACGGACAGCTACACGGTCCCCTCGGGTCCGACGCTGATCGAGAACACGCTGGTGTTCGCGCGTGGCTTCACGAACGCGGCAAACAACGGTCTGAAGGAAGTTGCGACCGGCGCGACCGCGACGGACATCCCGGTCGAAGCGCCGGCCCTGGTGGCGGAGACGCCTCCGGCCAACGCCTTCCTCGAGGTCGCCGGATTCCGGTGCGCCGCGAACAGCATCAACATCACGGTCTCCGGCACCACGGCGACCTTGGCGCGAATCCTAGGATCTGACGACTACACCACGATCGGCCTGCACGTCGGCCAGTTGATTCACGTCGGCGGCCTGACCGCGGGTACCCAGTTCTCCTCCGGCGCCGGCTACGGCCGCGTGCGCTCGTTCACGGCGACATCGATCGTTCTGGACAAGCTGTCTTCGACCCTGGCTACCGACGATGGCACGGCTGACACGGTCGACCTCCTGTTCGGCCTGTTCCTGAGCAACGTGGCTGTGTCCAGCGGGTCCTACCTCGAGCGCAGCTACACGCTGGAGGTCGCGTACCCGAACCTGAACAACCCTCCGGGTTCGCCGAATGACGCTTGGCAGTACTCGAACGGCAACCTCGCGAACGAGATGGAGCTCAGCTTGGCGACGGCCGACAAGGCACTCGTCAACTTCAACTTCGTCGGGCTCGACACGCCGGCCCCGGTCACAACGCGCGCCGCGAACGCGGCGTCCCCGATCCAGCCTTTGCAGGACGGGGCCTACAACACGTCCTCAGACGTTTTGCGGCTCCGCGTGCTGGCCTCCGACGAAAGCGGCCTCACGACCTGCTTCAAGGACGTCACGCTGACGCTCGGAAACGGAGTCAGCCCCGAGAAATGTATCGGCACCCTTGGTGCCGTGTACATGAACACCGGCCTCTTCACGGTGGATCTCGAGGGCGAGGTCCTGTTCACGAGTCCCGACGTGGCCGCGGCGATCCGCGCCAACGACACGGTCTCTCTGGATGTGCTGCTGAAGAACAGCGACGGCGCGATCTCGATCGATGTTCCGTCGATGACCCTCGGTGACGGCCAGCCGAACTTCCCGGTGAACGAGTCGGTCACGCTGTCGCTCTCGGGACAGGCGTTCCAGGACGCCTTCTTCGGCACCAGCATCGGCATCTCCACGTTCCCCGTCGTCCCGTAGGCCGGCGGTCTTCCCCAGGACAACTCCCCATGAAGTTCAAGAGCGTCGCACAGGCGCACGTCAGCCGCGAGGCTGTCGCGCGTTTTGACTTCCCCGAGATCGACGGCTGCCCGTGGCTCGAGGTTCGCCCCGCCGGCGAGAGCAACCGCGAGTACCTCGCGGCCGCGATGAAGCAACCGGACCGTCAGCGGCTCCTGAAGGGCCGCCTCTCCCCCGAGGAGATCCAGCGCGAGCGCGCGCAGTCGCTGCCGCTCTACGCGCAGTTCATCCTGACCGGCAACGGCGGCGGCTGGGAAGCAGAGAGTGGAGAGGAGGTCTCCATGCCCCTCTCCGTCGAGGCGCGCCTCGACCTCCTGAAGCAGCTGCCTCCCGACCTGGTTGATCGGTTGCGGATCTTCTGCAACGACCTGGGCAACTTTCGGGGCTGATCGCCAGTCGCCGGCCGTCGTACAGGTGGCCTGCGAGCTGGCGGTCGAGCGCCTGCGCTGGGAGTTCGACTTCCAGGAGAAGGGCTACCAGGCCGCCACGTTCATCGAGAGGGGCCTGGACCCACCGGAGTGGTACCTGAACGAGCCCGTCCCGGATGACGCCACCAGGCTCATCCTGGAGGCTTTCCGGAGGTGCTCGACGGAGCGCCAGGTAGGAATGGCCCTTGGGCCGGTTCCGGAGTCGGCCATCGACGCCTTCGGAGACCGCGAGGGCCTCGATCCTGATACGATGGCGGTGCTGAGACCCGCCGTACGGGCCTGCGACGAAGCCTACCTGGAGTGGGCCGAGAAGCGCCGTAAGCGGGCCGAAGGCAAGTCCGGGAACGACTGACAGTGGCCTCCGTCTACCGCATCGACATCGTCGCTGAGCCGCGCCAAGCGCAGGCCGGGATTCGCTCCGTCGGGAACGAGCTGGATCGGCTCAACGCGCAGGCGGCGACCACCAACAGCCTGCTCAAGACGGCCTTCCAGATCGCCGGGCTGGGGACGGGACTCGTGTTGGTGAAGCGGCTGGCCACGAACCTCGTCAATCTCTCCGACACATACATTCAGGTGCAGAACCGCCTGAGCGTGGTGACGAAGGGAACCGAGGAACTGGCCGACGTGACTGGCAAGCTGCTTGGCGTCGCGCAGGATACACGCAGCAGCTTCGAGGGGACCGCTCAACTCTACGCCAGGACGGCGCTGGCATCGCGCGAGCTCGGGGTCAGCCAGGCTGACCTCTTGGGCGTCACGGAGTCGGTCAACCAGGCCATCATTCTCTCCGGTGCCTCGGCTAAGGAGGCCGAGAACGGCCTCATCCAGCTGTCTCAGGGTATCGCGTCGAACCGCTTGGCCGGCGACGAGCTGCGCTCGGTGCTGGAACAGCTGCCTGTCGTGGCGGACGTGATTGCGCGGCAGCTCGGCGTGACTCGAGGCGAACTGCGCGAGCTCGGGATGCAGGGCGTCATCACCGGCGAGGTCATCATCGAGGCGTT